CTTTCTGAATTTCAGTAATTGCTTCATAAACTTGACCAATTCTTTTTAGGTTTCCTGAGAAACTTGAGAAATCAAAAGTGTTGATTCCTGATTTATTCAAGATACCTGTTAGGTTAGCACCTGAGCCTGAGCCACCGACCATTTGGTCTGAGACGGCTAGTCTAACCATTGTTTGTAATCTTGAATCAAGATAACCTTGTACTGCTGAAACGTCAGCTAACAATTCTTCTGTTACAGGAAGGAAAGCACCAATTTTTCTGATGTTCTCTGTTCTTTCTGTAAAAGCTAATGCGTTCTCGCCTAAAGCTGAGCCTTCGGCAGTTGCAGTAGCATTGTTAGTGAATGTTGTTTCTTCCAAATACTTGTATTGATAGTTATCAGTTGTGATTGTATCAATAAGGTCAGGTATTTGTAATGGGTCAAGTGTAGCAGTAGGTACTACTAAGTCTGACCTTGTAACAGCAGGTGGGTAACCTGATTCTGTTAAAGTAGTTTTTAATTCTACTTGTGGATTCCACTTAAGTTCGGAGTTAATGTTCTTTTGTCCATTTTCCATAAAACTTTTGTAAGCATTAGATTCCATAAATTGACCACCAAGAGATTTTCTTACTTCTTTTGGCTCGTCATTGTGGATTGGCATTGATTTAACTTCTTTGCCTTTTTCTAATGCGTCCTCAAGTCTTGCTTCTTGAACTTCAAGAGCGTTTAACTCGTTTACTTTTTCATTAAGTTTTTCAATCTCGATATTTCTATCTTCGATAGCTTGTTTTTTCTCAACTGAAATTTCTGAGCCACTTTCAAAAGTGTCTTTCATTTCTTTGATAGCACCAAACTGTGTTTCTCTTAATGCGTGGAGTTCCTGATTGAGTTCTGTTAATTTACTCATTCGTTTTCTCCTTCAATAGTTATGCCTTGACTTTGTGCCAAGACTTCTTGAGTTGTTAACCAAAGTTTGTCTAATTCATCAGAAGGTTGCTTTGCTTCTTCTTGTTCTACACCAAGTCCAAGAATAGAGTCTAAATCATTATAGACTTCTTGGATTCGGTCTTGAATCTGCATAAGTGAATCTTGAGCAGACTTTGATAACATTTTGCCTTTTTCTAAGCGTAAAGAAGTAAGTTCTTTTGCTCTATCAATGAAACTGTCGATTGTGTTAAGAACACTCTTGGCTTCATCTGTGAATCTAAGACCTGATTCAACATTTTTTACATCTTTTTCTTTTTGTTCTTTGACTGATAGCGTGTGAGTTAATTGATTTGCACCAACAAGAACAGGTGATACTTCATAAACAGTTGCAGATTTTATGTACCTGACGTTTGTAGATTGTCCGTCTTTTGTGAACTGACCTTCTTCTGCGTCATCTACTTGGAATCCGAATGACCATTGTTGTAAATCTCCCATAGCTTTGACAAGTTTATATGCTTCTTGTCCTGCGTCTGTATCTAAGAAAAACTCTCCTTTAGCTACTGCTTTTTCTTCGTCTTGTGTAATTGTAGCTTTACCTATTGGCGACTCCCATTTGTGAGACCAAACCATTGGTACTTCTTTACTCTCTCCCCAAGCTGATTTTAATGAGTTGGGTACAACAACATCTCCGTCTGAATCGACTGTATTGAATACTGAGAATACTGCTTCTACTTTTCCTTCGGCTTCTGTATCTAAAGCAAAATTTACCGACTTAAATTCTTTGTCCATTATTCTTCTTCCTTTTCTATCCACGCTTCATTTTTTTCTGTGGAAGGGTCGTCTGCAATAAAGTGTCCTTTATCATCTCTTGCTCTTACTTTAGTAGATTCTGCTAACTTTTTTTCTTTATATGCTTTATCTATCTTGATAAGCATACCTTGTTCAAGAAGCCATTTAATACTTTTTTGTGGCACTTTTTTGTTGTCAATAATTTCGCCCTCAGCAAAATATTTATCTCCGACTGTTATGCCATTTACTACTTCATACATTATGTTATTATCTCCACGCTAAATTCTACGCCTAAATAGTCAATACTGTTTATAGTATATACACCATAATTGCTTGCTTCAACAACTCTAGCAGAAGAAACTACACCACCAAGTGTTGTGTCTCCTTCTATGGCTTGTTTGATACTTGAGCTTCCACTTCCTGCAAGAAACTCATCAAGAGAATCCTGAGATAATTCTGCGTCAACTCTTGAGACATAAAGATAAAGAGGTATTTCGTACATATCTGAGCCACGAGACATTGTAGAATCATAATCTACTGAACTCATCACTCCAACTACGGCAGTTGGTGGCTCTATTGAATCAGGAACAAAGGAATAAACACTTAGTCCTGAAATTGTTGCGAGTCTCGTTGAGAGACCTGTTCTTATACTTGATAAACTTGCCATAGGTTTACTATAACAAAAAAGCCACCAATGTAGGTGGCTTAATTGCTTTTGTTAATTAATTAAAGGGTAATTGAAATGTTGTTTTCAAGGAAGTACAACATATCTTTGTTGAACTTGTATTCTTGAGTATTTACTTTATTTTCATTTCTGAGATTTTCTAATCTAACTTCTACCTCTAAAATTTGCTCATTAACTTTATTCATTTTGTTTTCTCCGTTTTCTTTTTTTGTTTCTTTCATACTATTATGATACATAATCTTTGATTATATACAAATATTTATAGTGATTTTTACTATAAATCGTTTTAAAAAGCCCAATGTTTATAGGGTCTGTAAAAATAATTTAAAAAAAATAAAAAAAATAAGAAAAAATATTAAAACTTGTCACTAGTAACTTATATGAAAACAAAAAACATTATAAATAAAAAAGGGGGTGAAATGAAAGTTTCAGATACACAACTTGCAATCGATTTTTTGTGGAACAACTATCCATTAAGTTTAGACTTTGATGTTAATCCTATGATTAAATTTATTAAAAGTAGCAAAAAAATTAACGCTAAAATGATTGATACAAATTCTATTAATAATGAAATGTTAATCACAAAATTAAAAGCTAAATACAACGCTTAATTTTATTTAATTGTGCAGATAGCAGTAGCTTCGGAGTTTAGATGAATGAATGAAACAAAGCTACTGCTTCATTATCTGCTTTGTAATTAGGTACAGGGAATGAAACCTAATCACAATTTCATAATAACATTAAATGTGTCCTCTGTTACAGTCGTAGCAAAGTTCAGTTTCTCCGTCCATAAGTTTTACTTCATCACAGATTTTGCAGGTATTGTTTTCTTTAATCAAGCTCATTTTCGTCTCCAAACAATTCATCAAAACATTTAGGGTGCGAGCCTGAGATAATCTGTTCCCAACCTGATTTGTCTAAGTATGGAAAATATACTTTGACTTCTTTTCTACTAATATCCCATTGGTATGAGTGCCAATCTTTTCTGATAACTTCTACTGTTCCTTCTTGGCTACAAATTATACATCTTTGTGTTGGCACAGTAACAATGTCATCATCAACGTCTCGATTCATATATTGAGATGTTGTAAACAAGAGCTTCTGTTCTTGTAAGGTTAAGTGTCCTGCACAATGTTTATCTTTAGGACAATTACAATTAGTTATCATTTTTTTTCCCTTTCTAGTAAACCAAGCTCAAGTTTTCTTTTGAGCAATAATCTCTCTGCATATTGTATTTGTTCATTTGATTCTAAATGATTTAATAACTGTTCTAGGTTTTCAAAGATTGTCATTTCTTTAACTCCACATCTTCCTTCTCAAACTCTGCCTTACAATGTAAGCACTCAAGAGCAGACCACATCAAGTGCGTGACCTCAAGCTCAAGGCTACAATCAGGACAATCAAATTTAAACGTTGTTCTTTTTTGGTAAATCATACTTCTTCTCTAATCATAGAAAAAGTAACAGGTTGGAAGTTAGGCATAAAATAATCTCTGACATATTCCAAATAGTTTTCATCATTCCAATTTTCAAAAGTTAAGTCCCAAGAGCCATAAGTTTTGTGTTCCAAAATTTTTTGCATAGCTTGTTCTCTTGTATATTCAAAGTACATATCTCGACCTTGAACTTGGATATTCCATTTTTTAAATATCTCGTCTTTATTCCATTTTTGAGATTTACCATTAGAAAAGTCAAAGACCCTGTTTCTTTTCTTGTCTAGTAAAAAAGCGTGTCCACCCCAATACTCAGATGTAATCTCTCTCATAGCGTGAACTAGCACAGTATTCTTATTTACACTATCAATATATTTTTTAAGGTTTGCTTCATAGCAATCTCCTTTTTTCATTCTTCTTCTCCCTCTGATTCTATTGTACGGACTTCAAACTGTCCTACGAGAATCTTCTTCTCAACATCTTTCCACTTATCGAATCCTAGCTTGATATTTTTATCAAACAGGTTGGAATACATTTGATACGCTTTTGCTTCCGTGTCAGCTTCTACCTCGAAGTCAACTTGGAATGATTCACTAAATTTATATTTAGGCATTTGTTTCTCCTTTTTTAATTTCACTCATAG